GGTTAAACCGTGGCATGAAGATTGCGAGTCGTACAATCCGGTCTCTGGTACGGTCTATCGTGGTCTTAATCAGCTTTGGCTAGGCATGATGGGCATGGGACGATCAAATGCTTGGCTCACGTTCAAGCAAGCAAGTGATGCGGGCCTAAGCGTAAAGAAGGGCAGCAAAGGCGTGCCAATTGTCTTTTGGAAGCCTTTAAGCATTACTCGTAAAGACTCTAACGGCGATGACGTGCAAGCTACGCTTCCACTCTTAAAGCATTACTTTGTGTTTAACGCTGATGACGTAGAAGGTGCAACATTTAGCAAAGGCTCAGGCAAGCTGCAAGGCTCTATCGATAGCAGGGTGCAGGCAGTAGTCGATAGGCTTGCTCTTGATGGTGGGGTTCAAAAGGCTAGCAGTGCGTTCTACCAAGCAAGCAAGGATTGTATTGGTATGCCTGAACTAAGCAGCTTTCGATCACTTGCTGACTATCACGCCACTTTATTGCATGAGTGCGTTCATGCTACCGGAGCAAAAACAAGGCTTGATCGGCAATTGATGAATCGTTTTGGTAGCGAAGCCTACGCATTTGAAGAACTCATCGCCGAATTAGGCGCAGCAATGCTTTGCATGAAAACTGGCGTCGATGGGCAGCTACAACATGCAAGCTACATCGAGTCATGGCTCAAAGTCTTGAAGCAAGACAAAAACGCCATCATTAAGGCTGCAAGTAAGGCTCAGGCTGCAATGGATTACTTAGTAGCAGAGCAAGCTGAGGAAATGCCACTAGCCGCATGATTTCAGCTTATAGCCGATTAGCAATAGTCGGCTATGGGATGCGATCAGCATCACTTAACCAATGGAGTCCACATCATGGAATTAGTAACCGATAGCCAATTGCTAGCAATAGCCCCCGATGGCTCGCCTTTACGCTCATGGACTGAAGGCGATAAAGCCTTCCGGGAGATATACACCTACATCAAGACACAGTCAGGCATAGCCTATGGTGTCATTAACGTGATTGAGATAACACCATGCAAAGACTAATCGACTGGACTATCGCCGTGCTTTTCGGCATTGCTCTTGCCTGCGCAATCTTCTTTAACCTCTAACAATGCCCATAGAAGCCCTTAAACGTGCTTTTACGGGCTTTTCTCTACCTAACTGGAGTCAACCTACATGGAAGAACGTCAAATGCCTTCATGGATCGATTTAATCGACCATCAAATACAGCCCGATAAATGGTTTCGGCCGGTCGATCAGGTCTGGCGCGAGTATGGATGGAAGCCGCCTTCGACCGAGTGCCTGGAAACCATGCGAAAGCACAAGGCATTCCGCACCTGGTCGCATTACTCACCCTCGCGGGAGTCCCAATGAAGATCGATCAACAAGACCCAGAGAACTTGCAGAGCGGCTTGTTAGTTGCAGCGCACATGATCAGAAGTGCAGCGGGATTGATTAAAGAACAACAAGCATTGATTGATGAACTGGTTGAGGCTTTATGGGGCATGGTTACCAGTTATCACGCAGTCGAATACATGGAAGACCATATGAAACAGTCATCAGCAAAGGCAAGAGCTGCTATTGAGAAAGCAAAGGGTAAACCATGACTAAAAAGCGATTAAAAGACATTGAGACCCAAGCCATGATCGACAAATGGCAGGAAGAACTAGCCCGTCATGTTGCTTACCTGCCCATCTTGTGCGAGCAGGCAGGGGTTGATGAACATGAGCTGCATAGAGCGATTGAGATTCACTTTTACGTTAGGTCAATGAGCAAAGGGGCTATGCAATGAGCAGAGAAGCTATGCAGCAGGCGCTTGATGCGCTTGAGAGCAATCCTGCGACTCATGCGGGTCTGATTAGTAGGAAGCAGGCAATAGCTGCACTGCGCCAAGCACTTGTCGATGCCGACAACACGAGCCAAGAATGTGTCGATGAAACGGGAAAACAAGAACATGACTTAGCCAGAGTCGGGGAGGTAGGCGTATGGGGCCAGTGCGAACCGCAGCCAGCATTAGAAGACGGTTGGTCAGATTGGGTATGCCCAAGACCACAAGGTTATTTGATGCAATGCTGCGACTGTGAATTGATTCATGAAGTTGATTTTCGTGTAGTCAAGTATGAATTTGAATCTAGTGAGGTCTATGAAGTGGTTGATGACCCTAATCTTCAGGCACAAATGCGGATGAAAAGACGCGATGACATATCACCCAAGCGTGAATGGGTTGGGCTGACTGCTGGTGAAGTTTACGAATGTTGGATGTCTGGAGATGTTGTTGCGGCAGTCGAAGCCAAGCTAAAGGAGAAGAACACATGAGAAAGCTACTCAACCGGCTAGCAAGAACAGATGACTTTGTGATGATTCACTCTAGTGAATTGGAAGCAATCCTGGACTATGTGGAGGACATGGAACAAAGGATAAGTATTGTCAGAGAGCAATTGCAGTATCTGGTTGCAGAATCTGTAGAACCTGATGCAGAAACTTAAGACATAACTTCCCCAGGGGTGGAAGCCTCCACCCTCGCCCACAAGGCGCACTTCTTGATGCCTTGCCAGCGTAGCCATGAGCCAGCGATTCCTTCCATGCCCTTGCTGTCTACCACCCTGATCAAGAGCGTGTTGCGCGATACCTCACTGACAGTTCGCACGGCATAAACAGGGGTGATTGTTAGCCGGTGTATTACTCCAAGCAGCCCATGCAGGCCCACTGCTATCGGGTGGAGTCCGGTCTATAGAAAACAAAAAAGCTGTTTGGTCTGCACCCTGGTGGAAGTCCCTTGGGGGTAAGTCAAGGGCAGGGCACAAGCCAAACAGCTCTAATCTGCTTCCACACAGACAACCTGATTGTACTCAAGCTCGCTAAGGCTCGCTAAGGCGCGCGAGCCATCTATCCGACGAACGGTTGATTATTAGCTATGTACATATGTTCCTAGTGTGTATAATCACTATCGTTGTACTTAACCAAAGGGGAATTAAATGTATTACAAAGTTGATGAAGCAGATATGTATGAACTCAGAAGCAAGATCGCCTGGTTGCAGTACAGGCTTGCATCAAGTTCCATGAACTTATGTGGCGACTACCGCATGGTGTCAGCAACTAACCTTGCCTACTTCGATAAGGTTTTCCAAGACGTTGAAGACCTCAAGACCATTGTCAGGGTTATCAAAGATCGCACTGATCGCAAGAAGATCACAACCTGCTTTGATGAGACGGAGGCAGCATGAGCGTCCCTGAAATTGTTAAACGCACCATTGCTCAAGCGATCAAATTGCTTGACGCATCAGGTTGCCAATACAAGATCATCGACCAGGATGGCAATGAGTACGGGACGCTTGCTGTAGTCGAACCTAAAAAGACTAGCAAGAATTACAAGCACCCTCCAGGAACGATGCACAAGTTTTATTACCCACTCATCAAAGACATGAAAGTCGGTGATGTTGTCGCTATCAAAAACTTTGACTTCGAACCAAGAGCACTTCAAGGGGCGGTTACTGCATGGGCTACTGAGCACTGGGGCAAAGGGTCTTATAAGACTTGCTTGGTTGGCCCTGACGTTGAAATCTTACGTTGTCATTAGGAGGCAGCATGACTAGCTTTGATACGGAATCAAGACGTAAAGCCATATGGGCCACTGATGCTCGCAAGATCGTAGACGGTCGTGCTGCTGACGTTTATTTGGAAAAGATAGGCCAGACAGAGCGGGAAGACATTTCACACATAGAAGCTGTGCAGTGGGGTTTGAAGCTGCAGGATGTCATTGGCCGTGAGGTTAGTTCCAGACTCAAGATGGAACTCAAGGAAGCTGACTATGAGCTATATCACCCTGAGCATTCATGGATGGCTAGTCACTTTGACTTCATCTCTGCTGATGGCACGACACTGGTCGAGGTGAAAAACTACAACCAATCAAAGAGGAATCAATACGATGCAGACACTGCACTTATGCCTGCGGCCGATGCAGCGCAATGTGTTCATGAAGCTACGGTACATCGGGTACAGCGTGTCGTACTTGCGGTGCTCTTTGGGGGACAAGAACTGGTACTCATCAACAAAGAAGTATCAGACGGTGAAAAAGACTCGCTCATACAACTGGAAGCTGAGTTATGGGGCGCAATACAGGCCAAGCAGCCTCCAAACGCGACTACGGTGGATGCGGCAAGGAAACTCTTCCCCGTATCCACATCGGCTGGGGTTCTAGCCAATGCTCAGTTAGAACAAGCCTGCCAGCAACTGAAAGCCATCAAGAACCAGATTAAACAGTTCGAGGAGGCTGAAGAAAAACTGCAAGGTTTCATCCAAGGGCAGATGAAAGAAGCAGGTTCGCTCATTACCTTCGATGGCAAGGTGCTTGCAACATGGAACTCAGCCAAAGGTTCCAAGCGTTTTGATCCAAAGCTACTGCAATTAGAGATGCCTGAAGTCTATGAGCGTTACGTTATTGAACAACCTGGCTCACGGAGGTTTTTAGTCAAATGAGCAATCTAGTCGATCCCACAAAACTTGATCAATCGATCATCGATTCCATCGTACTTAGAGGAGACTTGAGTGGACTCAAGGAAGAGCAACTCACCGGATACTACAACTACCGATGCCAACAAGTCGGCCTCGATCCTTCAGCGAAGCCGTTCGATCTTCTTGTCTTGTCAGGAAAGAAGGTCTTGTATGCGAATGCTGGGGCCACACAGCAACTCAGCAATCTGCATGGACTGTCCACTGCGATCACTAACAGGGAGCGAGTTGAGAATGTGTATCTTGTATCTGTCCGATGCACTGGCAAAGATGGACGAAGCTCTGAAAATCAGGGAGCAGTTGACATCTCAGGTCTTTCTGGTGAAAAGCTAGCCAATGCCTTGATGAAAGCTACAACCAAAGCGATACGCAGGACTGTGCTTGCTCATTGTGGATTGGGGATGCTTGATGAAACTGAACTCGACACTATCCCGACTAATCAATATCAGAAGGTTGATATGCCGCCTGTACAGGCTCTGCAGCCGCTTGCTGAGGTCATTGAGGGTAAGTACAAAGTATTAGTACCTGAAGGCGATAAGAGCAAGGTTTACAGCTCTCACCAGGATGAAATGCAGTGGCAAGATAACTTCTTTGGTTTGATCGGCAAGATCGCTGATTCAAAGAAGATGACAACCGAGGAGAAGAACGCCAAATTGGCGTCACTCTTTCGGGTCAACCACGAAACCATCGATAACTTTGGCGGGGTTGCAGCCATTGCATTCAAGAAGCGCTGTCACGATCATGCGGTCGAGGGTTTTGTCGCAAAAAAGGTAGTGACTCTGGAGGCGGAGGAAGAGGTAGTGTTCGATTGACGCAGACGCAGGCAGTGCTTGAGCGTTTGCAACAAGGAACGCTCACGCAACTGCAAGCCTATGCAGAGATTGGTTCAACAAGACTTGCAGCCAGAGTCGAAGAACTAAGAAAGCAAGGTCACACCATCGTGACACACACAATTAACCGTAATGGCAAATCCTTTGCCGAATATCAACTAGTGAGGAAATAATGGCTTACGAACAGCAACAAGGCAGTGGCGTACTTTTCACCGTTAAAGAGAAGAAGTCTGACAAAGCACCAGACTGGTCAGGCAGTTTCACCTGCGATCAGGCTTACAAGCCTGGTGATGTGATCAAACTGTCAGCATGGACAAAGCGTAGTGCTTATGGCGATCTGATCTCGATCAGGGTGAATAACTTCGTACCAGGTCAGCCTGCAAGGCAAGGCCGTGAGGTGAGCTATCAAGACGATGACAGTGTGCCGTTCTGATGTTATGCCCTAAGTGCGCCGAACGTGGTGAGCACAACGATACGATCATCCTAGAGACTCGCAGGTATGGTGGTAAGAAGCCTGCGAACTCTTGGGTGACACGCAGGCGACGCTGTGTCGCTTGCTTGCATCGATTCACCACCACAGAAGTCATTAAAGGCGCTAATGACAAGGTATGGGACGCTGCATTGCGGGAGGATATGGCATGACAAAACTGACAGAATCCCACATGAAGGTGCTTAAGTATCTTTCCAAGCGAAAGACTGAAGCCACATTCAAGGAAATTCAACTACAAACCAGGCTTGGCATTCCGACAACTAAGTACGTTATTCGAGCACTGCTTCATGATGGATACATCAAGAAACGATCAGAGAGGATCAATCGCGTAACGGAACGGTTCTATACATTTGCTAGCTGGGAGCCAGTACCGAAAGAACCTGTTAAGAACCCTATCAAGTTCACCAAGACGCGTATTACGATAGAACCCAAGTTCTTCAACAATCCGTTTAGCGTAGGTGCTTCATGAGTGAGATGACCAGGGAAGAGATGCAGGCCAAGATGGAAACGCTTTATGCGCTTACCAGAGAGTTACGAACCATGCTTGCAAGAACTGATCACAAACTCAAAGTCAGAGAGATGTTCATCCATGCCTTGCTCGACCCTGATGCTTTTGGCTATGCCGTAGAGAATACCGTCAGGGAAGAAGCCTGGAAAATCCTACAAGGAGAGCGCGATTGAGCAAGCTAGGTAAAGACCGAGGTGCTAGTTATGAGCGTGAGGTCTGTAACGCGCTTACAGAGCGTTTAGGAACCAAGGTGACGCGTGTACTAGGGCAAGCAAGAGATGGCGGCTCAGACATCGATCTAGGGCCGTTTATGATCGAATGCAAGCGTCGTAGGAAGATAGCTCTCTATGAATGGATGGAACAGGCTAAAGTCTCATCGAAAGGCGAGAAGGTGCCTGTCGTGATTTGCAGGGCTGATGGCAAGGAGAGTCTAGTGATCTTTAGGCTTGACGATGCGATCACACTGATGCAGAATGAATTGTGAACTCCGCTGAGTCTGCCAGTAGGTTAAGCGCTTGAGGTAAGCGAGCAGATAACCTCACCACGTCGTCTTCCCCTGTGAGTAAGTGGATTTTGCCCCGTCCTAGCGACGGGGTTTTCTTTTGGCAGTCTTTGCGGATTCTCGAAAATTCTTGGCGGTGGGGGAGCCTTTACTACCTGGCTTTCTCATTCTCTCGCCAGAACCTGCTGCAATGCGAGCACGTTTAGCATGAATGTTTGCGTATAAACCTGGTTTCATCTAACACCTCCAACGTCTTCTAGCGGCCTTACCTCTTGGGCTAGACCATGATCTTGACCTTGCACAGAAACTCTTCTTCCTAGCCTTTTCTCTTGGCGTTGAAGGGTTAGGTGCAGGCGCTTGCAGATTGGAGCCTGTAGCCCTGTTATAAGCCTTCCTACCGGCTTCTGTCATGCCACCACCTTCAGCCACTGACTGAAAGTGTCTGCCCTTACCACGCGTTGTCTTTGCAATCGGGTTTGCCATGCTTACCTCATCATCAATGCTTCAGCTTCTCGACGCTTAGTCAACCCTGGTAGCACCCTGCCTGCAGCCTTGTTCCACTTGCGACACTCCACTGCTGCACCTTCCCAATCATTGGCATCGATACGTTTCTTGAAGGTCGAGATTCTGTAGTTGCCTAAGCCACAGTTATACGCCCAACTGATGACTGCAGCAATACGTCTAGGGCTTGCGGAAACAAGCCGTGGTGAGAGTTTTACCAACCCGGAAACGAAGTGCCTGACATGTTCCTGAAGGGCAGTCTCAGCTTGTTCTTTTGTCCAGACAGTGTATTGCCTAATATCACGGCCAGTAGCACCATAACCGATAGTCCAAGGGTCGCCACCAGTACCGGGGTCAGGATAAGCACAGCAATCGCCGTTAGGCAAACGTCGAGCATAGCCTTCAAAGGGCTTGATGAGTACGTTGATGGCAAGCTCAATCGCTTCATTCACTTGTACTTCTCTATGCTGCGGCCAACAAACCAGAACGTGAGAATCATGGTGAAGAGTCCAAAGTCATCTTCATCCCAACACTTCACAATCACTTCATGCCACGGCGCATTGCTTTGAAACGCAAGAACAAGCGAAGCCGCTTTGACGGCAGCGTACATGCCAAATATCGCCCAGGTGATTCCAGGGCGTACCAAGGCAGAGATTCCAGCCACAAACCAACCTGCTGCTTGAGCCGTTTGACTCTGTTCTTCAAAGGCCGCTTTGATGGTGTCAAGTTGCTGAACACTGTAGTCCACATACTTTTCCTCCATCTTAAAAGTGCCACGCATCTTCTCAAGATCGGTCTGCAACTGAAACATGTTCAGCTCATGCTGGCGTTCGTTCTTCTTATCGAGGAACTTTAGAACTTCTGGCGCAAGCCGGAACAAACCACCAAAGATACTGCCAAGCAAACCACCTGAGAGAAGTTCAAACATTACCTCTTCCCCATCTTTTCACGCTCTTCAAGTAAGCGAACCTTGACCTGCAATTCGTTGATGTGCTGCATAAGTTGTTCTTTCTGCATTGCCCGTTTCTCTGCGCTGATAGGCGAGTCAGTAGGCACACCTTCCTTCGTAATTAAAGCAGGCATTGCGCCTTCAATCTTAGTGAGGCGTGTAGAGAAGTCAGCAACCTGACCGAGCAACCAGGCAAGCGAAGCAACAATGACAGGTATGACCGCTTTGAGTACGTCTGACCAGTTCACTTGTTCAGAATCTGATCAATGCGTGTATGCGCTTTGTCTGCTGTCATGTGCAAGTGTTCAACCTTAGCCTTGAGTTCTGCCAGGTCTGAACGAATAGCCACATAAGCACCAAACGCGCCAGCAGCAGCACCAATCAGGGCTTGTATGACCACTGACATTGATACTTCCATTTACGCCATCCCTTCGCCTGGTGTGATGTAAACAATGCCTGTTCCACTTGCAACAATGCCTGATACATAGAGCGTTGCCTGCGCAGATATAGCCGCTTGCGGCACAGTAAACACAGCAGTCGAATTGTTATGCAAGATCATGCCGTATGCTGGTGTACCTGATGCAGGTATCGCAGCAGCCTGTCCTGTCGTGGCAGAGAATCTTACAAAGACTTCGCCAGCAGTACCGTTATGGATGCGCACTTGATTGCAAGGCGAGTCAGCGTTGACTGCAACTTGTGCTGATGTGGTCGTGAGGTTTAACCGATAGGTCTGGCCCATCGGTTGGAAAGCGATATTATTTGCCACCTTTGTTCCCCCATTGCTGCGCTGCAGTCATGGTGCCATAGCATGGCGCACCATTGGTGAACTTAGGCTGGAAGTTAGGGTTGACTTGCTTGGTCGTGCCTTGGCTAGGCTTTAGCACCACCTGTTTGCTCACTACTTTCGTCATCGTCATCATGCTTTGTTTCCTTCATCAAGGATGGTAAAAACACTGTGATGGCAAAGATAAGCAATGCGGCGATCCGCTCATAACTCGGCCCCCACATTGTCCAGCAAGCT